CCTCCATTCGCTCCATACTGGCCGCCATGCCCTCGGCCTGCGCGGAGGCCCCCGAGGAGGCCGCCGAGGCCGAGGAGGCCGCCACGGGCCCGCCAGGGGCCCCCCGAGGGCCCTCGGTCGAGGGGGCTGAGGCCCTCGCCGCGGGGCCCTCGGGGGCCGGCGGGGGAACGCTGGGCATCTTGAAGGAGGCCGCCGCGTTCCTGGCCGCCTCCATCGAGCGAGTGAGGCCCTGGAGGTCGCCCGTGGCCATGCGGGCGCCGGCCGAGAATTGCGAGGTGTCCAGGCCGAGGCGGACCTGAATGTTACGGATGAGGCTCATTTCTTTTGCATGCTCGAATAGGTGCGGAGTCTGGCAAACATCTCCGCGGGGGATTGGCCGATCGGGTCGGCGCCCTCGGCCGGGGTGAAGTAGGGAATCACCTCATGAATCTTGCGGGGATGCTCGCGCCAAACAGAATCGAGAGTCGAGCAAATGGCCGCGGTCTGAAAGTAGACATCGGGGATTCCATAGATCGACTCGAAGGCAAGCCATTCCGAGAGCTCGGCCGATGACATCCGGCCCCCGAGCTCCTCCACCGTGCAACCGATCAAGGCCGCGAGACGGAAGAGGAGGCGACGGAGGGGCCTGGCTCGGAGTTTTTTTCCAAGTCCTCAATATCCTGTTTGGTGAACCGGTTGAGCTTGAATGCCTTTTCGACGATGCCCTCCAATGCCGGGGCCGGCATCTGCCCGAGGGTTTCGATGTCGCCGATCATGAACAGGTCGACGCCGTGGTTATCGCAAACGGTCGCCACCGCGAGCCGGGCGCGAAAGTTGACGCGCTTGGTGGCCTCCCATGCCGCCTCCAGGTGATCGCGTTCCCATGCCGTGAGGGTGCGCACCCAAACGGTGCCCCCCCATTCCTTGACGAACACCGATTCCCGCTTGAGCTCGGGCTTGAGAAGGATGATCTTGTTTCGGTCGAGGTTCATGCGACGGACTCCAGGAAAGAGGTTGCCAGGGGAAAAGGAAAGCCGGCCGAGGGGGCCGGCGGGGAACCATGTCAGGGGCTCGTGCCTGGGGTGAAGTCGATCAGAGACGTGAGTTGGAGCTCGATATCGGCCCCGAGGTTGCTCTTGACTTTCATTCCGTTGAGTTTGAAGGAGGTGAGGAACGCGCTGAATCCGATAAGCGCGTGCGTTGTGTACTGGTCATTGATCTTGAGCTGATAGATTTCGATCGTGCCGGGGACGTTGGCATCGCCGGTGAAGAGAAGCTGGGTGTGATTGTCGCTCGGGTCGAACCAGACTTTGAGCGAAACCTTGTCGGGCTCGGGGAACTTCGAGGGCCGCTTGAGGATGAGGCCGGTGTTGAGCGCCGTTCGGTCAATCGCCTCAACCAGCATGGTCGGCCCGTCGACTTCGTAAACCTGCGCCACGGTGACGAAGGAGGCGGAAATCGAAACCTGGAGGAGCGTTCCTTCGCCCGGCTGTACGGATGCCTCAACGACGGTCATGGAATCACCTTAGACGTTTGTGGGGATCGGGTCGCGGGTCTTGAAAAGGAGATAGATTCGTTTCCAATGGGTGCCGAGGTCGGAGCCTTCGAGGGGCTCATAATAACCATCGGCCTCATCTTCATAGGTGACGAATTGAACCTTGATTCCGTCGAGGTCGCCGATGAACCCGACGAATCGGTTGATGAGGATGCGGTTGATTGCTTCGATGTCGGATAGAAGGTTGGCCTCAAACTCGAATTCAACCAGGGTCCAGCGCATGCCGGTTGAACCCGCGAGATGCATGGTAAAACCGCCATGCTGGAAACCGTAGGAAATCGCCGGGAGGCTTGCGGTCTGCGGAATCATGCTCGGGTAAATCTCGGTGCCGACAATGGCCGCGAGCGCCGCCGAGGCTTCGAGCTCCTCAACAATGGCCTGTTTGAGGTCGAGCGCCGGCGGGGGGGGAGGCCCCGAGCCGCCGAGAATGGGGCCGTCGAATCGGAATTGATTGAATCGCCCGCGGTTGAACATGCGTTAGCCCGGGTGCCGGTTTGCGTTATTGGACAAGGCCGAGAACGGTGTAAAGAATCATCCGGTGCGTTGTGGTGCTTGGAGGCGAGTCATTCGGCGCTATCGAGGAGTCTAGAAAAGCGTCAAGCGCCGGTATCGTGATATGCAAGAACACATTTGGCTCATATGCTTGCAAATACGAATAATCGGGCAATGCCGCGTTTGCGGGCGCCGCGAAATCATCGTCCTGGAATCCGCCGCCGGCCTGGGTGAGCGCGAGCTTCAACCGCTCGGCAAGATCAGCCGCCTGGAGGAGCGACTGCGCCTGGTTGACGACGGACGGAATCAGTTTCTTTCGCTTCACTGAGAGGTCTTGGGCCATTGGGCTCCCCTTGTGTTAAAGGCCATACTTCGACATGAGGTAGGTTTCGAGGTGTCCGCGATCGGTCGAACTGAGAGCGGAGTCATAGACAATCACTTCCGCGATCGTGACCGCCGCATACTGCGAAACGGTGTCTCCGCGAGCGCCAAGCGTGATGCCGCCTCCGTTAGACGCGCCTACGTCCCCAGTTGTTGCGCTTCCAGCGTTTATCCGGAATTCTGATGAGGCGCCGTTAAAGAGCACCTCAAACAAACTCCACCCCAAAGGCGACGTTGGGTTAGGCCCGAAACCACCAGCGTAAGCAATGACTGACGGTGTGCCCGGGTATTGCTGTATGAGCATCACGAAAAGCGAAGTGCCATCGAGGATCGAACCGCCTAAAACCCAAGAGTCTTGACGAACCACCAGGAAAACGTGTTCCGGCTGCGCGAGCGTGAACGATTTCGTAAGGTAATCGTCCACTCCATCAAATTGCACCGCGGGTAACCCGTTGATAACCGCCGTGTGGTAGGTCGGCCGATTCGAACCGCTCGACGTCGGACTATTCCCTAGCCCGCTCTGGTCGGCCCACGTCCCGACCGGGTCGCCGTCCGAGAGCGAGAGCGAATCGGCCTTAAGCCAGATCTTTAGCCCGGCTATATCCGTCGGCGAGAAGCCACCGCCGGCTTGAAACGACGACGCGACAATCCCGAATCCGCTGCCAATCATGCGAGGTTTCCGATGAGTAGCCAGGTATCCGTTGCCGTTTTCTTGAGCATTGCGCCCGCATATTGGCCGGCAAGATTGGTCTTACTCTGATAAGAATGGAGCGTCACTCCCCCGGCCGCCGTAACGGTGACTTGCCCCGCCCCGGTCTGCGCGAGATTAACCACCGAATCGACCGCGAAAGCAACCGAGGCATTCGTCGGAACGGTCAATGTGATCGCGGAGGCATTCGCCAGGGTGATCAGTTTTCCAGAATCCGTCAGAACCAGCGTATAGGTTGTTCCGGTCTGCGCGTTGATGGGCTCATCAATCTGTGATGCGGTAATGCCGGTAAGGGAAGCGCCCGAGCCGCTGGGGGATAGCTTTCCGTTCCAGGTCGAGGCGCTGGCGATAAAGGAATCGGCCACCGCCGTGCCGTGCCAGGTGCCGGTTGTGATCGTGCCGAGGGTAACCAGGCTTGTCGAGCCGGCCCACGTCGCAAGCGCCGCAACCGTTTCATAGGTTCCCGAGAGGTCGGGGATATCCGCCGGGACGAGCGCCCGAAACGTGGGGGTCGCTGAGGGGCTCGATGTCGGGCCCGCCAAGACGGTATTGGCCGCCTGGGTCGCGAGCGTGACGATAAACGTTCCGGCCGTGGTGATCGGGCTTCCGGTGACTGAGAGAAAACTCGGAAGTGTCATCGCAACCGAGGTGACGCTTCCGGCCCCGGCCGATCCATTGGCCGCCGCGGTGATGCGCCCCTTGGCGTCAATCGTGATGCTCGCAAGGGTATAGCTTCCGGCGGTGACTGCCGTATTGGCGAGGGTCGCCGCAAAGCTTCCCATGCCGCTGCCTGTGACATCGCCCGTAAGGGTGATTGTCTGGTCGCCGGTATTGGTGCCGCTCGACGTTCCGGAGAAGGTGCCGCTTTGCGTTGCGAGCGAGCCGAGGCCCGAGACATGCGCGACGGGGACCGTGCCGGTGGTGATCGTGCCAAGGGTGGTAATCGCCGTCGAGCCGGCCCATGTCGAGAGCGCGGTGTTTTCGACGTTCCCGAGGCCGATGGAGGCTTTGGTGATTGCCGCCGCCGCGCCGGCCGGGTCGAAAGCCGAGGTTGAGACGAAGGCCGCGGAGCCGAGAGTTCCAAGGGTCGAGTTGATTGTCGCGATGCTGGCCGTATTGGTGACAATCGTTGCCTCGGCCGAATTGAGCGCGGTTTGAACTTCGCTCAAATACTTCGCGGTCATTCGTATTTGAATGGCCGTGCCCGATGGGAGATTCGTATCGCTATAGCCTTCGGCCGTGGTGACTCCATTCAGGGTCGCGCCGGAATTGCTCGTGGCCTCATAGATACAGAGTACGCTCTCATCGTCCGTATCGGGATTGAGGAGCGCCGTCACGCGCCAGATCCGACCCGAGGCGAGGGCGCCGGGGCTGAGTGTCAAAACAAGGTTCCCGAACCCCGACGTATGGCTTGAGGCCAGTGTGGTGTTGAAATTGTTGACTGGCTGCGCGAATGTGCTGCCCATGTCGGGATTACCCTGGCTTATCTCAAAAGGTCGTCGATTACCTGGAGAACCGCCCGCTCGACTTGCTCAACCGCCTCGGCCTCGGTCGCGAGCGCCGCCCGCTGGAGGAACGGGTCGGGGCGCTGGTGCTGGGTGCCGAGGTCGCGGTGAACACCATGCTCGATGGGAACGACCATCTCGGCCGAGGCATGGTCAAAGCCCACCGGGCCGGGCCGGGTCGCGATGGCCGCGCGGAGCTCGCCGGTCAAGACCGGGGCCTCGGCCTCGGCCCTGGCCTCCATTGGCCGGAGGGCCCCGAGGAGCGACGGGGCAACCGTGGGGGCAATCGCCCGGCCGAGGGCCTGGAGGGTGCGCGTCGTGTCGCCGAGGCCGCGGATGTCGAGGCCGAGGTCGCTCATTACGTGGTCAGGATGGCCGCCTGAAGTGTGGTTGCCGGGGTGCATGTGACGAACCACGAAGTAACGTCCACCGTGAACGGGTTGGAGAAATAGCCGGCGCTCTTGAGCCAGATAAGGGGGATTCCCGCGATGAGGTTGATTGTGTTCGCCGGGCTTCCCGATGAGTTGGTCTTGATCGTGCAATTCTGGTTGGCGAGGAGGATGATGCCTTGGACGTTCGCCACGGTGAACGCGCACGCGACGCTAACATTCGTCGAGGCCGCGGGGAGCTGCGTATTGACCACCACTTGCGTCGTGCCAGTCTCGGCGCTCGAGCCTTGAACCCGCGTGCCGTCCGTAGACGACATGGCAACCTGATAGGTGTTGGTGATGCTCACGGGGAAACGAGCTCCTGAACTTCGATACGCAATTCTCGCTTGCGCATATCGACGTTATTAAGACTGACGATGTTGTAATTGATGCCGTCGCAAACCGCCCGCATGCTCGGGGTGATGCCCGGGACGTAACGCATGATGATCATGTAATGCGATTCCGCCTTGACCTGTTTCGCGTTGATGAGCTCGCGCCCGGTGAGGTTGCGGATGGCCGCCCAATAGGTCGCCACGTCAAGCCACGACTCAACCTTTTGACCGTATCCGTCCTTTGTTTCGACGAGCGATTGGAACGTCACTCGAAACCGCTTCGGGCCCGCGTTCATCAGTAGTACAATCCCGATTCGACCGAGGCGAGGATTGACTTGGCGATGCCCTCGGGGACGGTGAAAAGCTGGATGTCGCTCACTTCTTCGCGGTGTTCGTACCAATGGCCGATGAGGAGCTTCATGGCCTGCGAGAACGGCGAGGGGATCTTATCGGCCGTGGCCCCATAGCCGGCAACGAACGTGATTTGAACCGAGTCGATCGTCGGCCGGGAGATTGGCCAGACATGCGAGTATTGGGGCTGAATCCGCCCCGGGGTATCGAGGCTCACGTTGTAGGCCGAGGGGTCGACGGTTTGCAG